AACTACAATAGGACAGTTGAATTTTTTCAAATGGGCAATTGAAAATGATGTAGTCCATTATATTGAAGAAAATTATCAAACAATTGAAAATGATATGAATTCAAGAAACAGCACATCAAAACACTCGCGCTCATCATTGTCTTCGACGTCAACCGCATCTGAAGATTGTGACAGTTGCGATGTTCAGTTAGAAACGTCGAAGATGATAAGTGAATCCATTTTAAAAGGGGATAAGAACAAAACTCGCAAAAAACGCGAAGAGTTATCTGTGTCTGCCACTAAAAGTATTAAAAAGGAAAAGGTGGAAATTGTCGTAAGTTTTGAGTGATTTCGAATGGTTCATACTTTATTTTTTTATATACAAAGATAAATTCAGTTTAATTTATATAAAATTGAATTTATATTCAAAAATGATTAGTCTATTACAAAAGAAAAAAGCTTAGAATCAAAATGATTACTGCAAAAGCCGTTAAAAGACTCATTGGTGAAATTATAAAGAAACTGCCAAAAAATATAAGAACAAAAGTCAAAAATATTAATAAAGCTGGAAAATGCGACGTGTGTACTACAAAACGCGTAAGTCAGAATTCCAGAATACTGCTTCCTTATGACATCATTCGCAAATGTGGGTTGACGCTTGACAATTTAAAAATGCACACCAGTGGTGTTGTCATTGATGTTCCGTTTCGTGAATATGAACGAATTCGCAACTCTTTCGTTGGCGACATCACTATCAATCATGATGAACTTGATGCATACATACTTGATAACATTGGAGGGGAAACAACCAATCCAGTTGCCGCAATTGTAACCATTAGAAAAGAAAATGGATATTCGGGGTCATCTCTGCAGCGCGTAGACCTGGCAAGACTGACAAATGAAATAGCCGTGAAAGGTTGGAAACCTGTCGCATACAATCAAGAAAAAACCATCAAGGGTAAAAAAAATAAAGGTAATGTAAACTGGTCAGGTCATTATTATTACAACATATCAGGTGGGTCGCAGCAAAGTTTTAAAAGCCACCCAGATAAAGAACCTCAAATTTTTACAACACACAAGGGGTTCATGTCGAGTGAAAAAGTCATTACAGATGTTATGGCTTCATTAGTTTGGCAGAAGCTTCATGTTTTTGATATTGACAAGTATATTCCCAGAGAAAATGCGTTAGAATACAAGCAAACTCTGGAAGACTACTTGAAGAATACCAAGTACTTTGGGAAGTCATGTTATGAGTTAATGAAGAATTTTGAAAATATTCGAGATGGGAAGCTCATAAGTCCAATCACGCAAAAGGAAATATCTATAAACGCCTTTGACAAGGAAACGGTTGGGGAATGCAAAGACGATATTGTTGATGTTAGTCACAATGAAGCAGTCAATAATCATAACATACGATTTTGTCCAGAAAATAATGTAATGTTGTCAGACTATTTCCCTGGAAATTTATTTTGGGATACTCATCTTGGAAACATGCAACAGCAATCCTTCACGGTTAAAGAATATTGGACAGAAATAGAAGAAAGAATCGCAAAACGAAATTCATGGCTGGCGGCTGCTGCTGCTGCTGCTGATGATGATACAACTTCCACATAATTTCCAGACCCAGACTAAATCAATCAAACTAAATCAATCTCTTCCATTTGACATTCATGATTCGTTATATTTTTTATAATACAGTCTCGAAATAAATCTTTTCTCAGTTCAAAACCAACTCCAATCCGACCCAGTTTCTGCGCTGCAATCGCGCTAGTAAAACTTCCGGCAAATACGTCTAAAACAATGTCGCCCCGATAACTGTAATAATAAGTGCTCATTGTCGGTATATCGATTGGAAATGGCGCAGTATGTCCCAATTTATTTTCTTTTTTATTGTTTATCTTTATCACAGGTGACAGCTTGTGAATATCTCGTCTCCAGTCTTGTACCAACTCCGTCGGTATTACATTTTGAGCTTGACGAAACGGATTTTGCGTCATGATGGTTTTTAGAGAGAAGCGTTTTCCGCGGTCAGATTCGCTCTTTTCACAAGTGGGATTTTTGCACTCCCACGAGCGAAGCCCTTTAAACGTGTAGCTGTTGCTTTTTACGGTTAAACTGCCACAGTCATTGCACGGATATTTGATGTCTTTCTCTAAGCGGTGTTTGTGAAAGATGAGAATGTGTTCATAACAATTGCACGAATATTGAAAGAATGGGTACGGTTTATTGCCGTTTTTATGCCTGGAACTCTGCACTTCACCTTTATCCCAAATCACATCATCTACAAATGTAAATCCGCATTCTTCAAACATGACTATAAAATACGCTGGAAGCGGAATTTTCCTGTTTCCAAACGCATTTATTTTATCCATTTTATCATTGTCAACCACGTCGCTAACATTGAAGACGAAGACGCGATGATTATCCAGAACACGATAACATTCGGTGATTATTTCGCGCATGTCGTCTAGGTACGCTTGTAGATTTTCCCAAGTGGAATACTCGCGCGCATTGTAATAGGGCGGCGAAGTGACAATATGTCCCACTGATTCATTGGGAAGACGTTTCAGTCCTTGCAAACAGCCGCCCCAAACCACTTTTATTTTTTCGGGATTTGATGTTAAATCGGCAAAAAGTCGATAGTCTGTAAAATTTGTTTCCATGTTCCATTGTTTTTTAATCATTTCGCGATACGCATCGATAAAATTGTAAATATTTCTTTGCTTCTTTTCCTTGTCGTCATCATTGTCGTTCTTGTCGTCGATGTCATTCTTGTAATCATATTTGCGCGCGAGCTCTTCCAGCAACTCTTTTGAAAACATTTCGCTTAAAATAACAAGATTATCTTGAACCAAATTTGGCACAACTGTTGCCGGTGCCGGTACTGGCATTACAATTTCACTGTTTTGTTTAGGTTTTATTTTAATTTTTATTTTTTTTGGATTCGGATTCGGATTCGTCACTTCATCTTTTTCGTCTTTTTCATCTTTTTCTATATTCATTCACAAGACAACCACAAGACAACCACAAGACAACTAGTAATTATTAATTATTATAAAATTATACATTTATTTCAATTTTTTAATAATGTATAATAAAAAATGTTTATAAAAAATATAAAAAAAATATTTATGAAAAAAAAAATAAGAAAATACACGTTGCTCTAAATGGAAAAACTGTACATGTCAGACTTGAGCGGACGACTCGCGAATGAAAGCGCAGGGTTTTGGGGTGTTGGCGTTGGAATTGTTTGAGGTTTAAACATCAAGTCGGCGGGTTTTAATAAGAACGCACTCTTGCTAGGACCGGCTTCAAACCACTCGTTGTATACAGCCAAATTACCATCACGTATATTCTGAAACGATAATGCCATTGCCTGACAACCAGCCAAAGAAGGCGGCATTGGGTCATAATTATTTACCGACATTGAATCATCGGGTACAACAATCGTCATGTATTGTTTATTAAATGATGTCAGTTCAGTAATGTCCGGACTGTTCAGCACATCAAATACTTTTAATATTCTTAAAAAAGCGTTGCTTGTGAGATTTGTAATCTCGGACATTTTTTGAGACTGATAAAGCAGCGGATTTGCTTCAACAATAATCACCACTTTACCTCCATTTATACCTCCAAACTTATTAATTGGTTCAGCGCAAATATTTTTCCCACCAAATTCATGACTGTACTCATGCATCAGCCTACCTGTCAGATTTGAACTTATGGTGTCGGCCATGCTGTCGAGTACGTCAACATCATTTGTTTTCAATCTAAAAAGCAACAAAAGAGGGTCACTAGAATTTGGACACACGGTTGAATTTGTGCTAAATGCATTTGTCGCGACCGTTCTCATGGCTTCATCAAATGACACATAGTTGTATGTTTCTTTGATACACTTGTCATCGCTCAAAGATGTGGAAATAATTGGTTTACCCTTGTATCCGTAAATCTCAAAATCCAAACACCTGCACCCCATTTTTATAGCATGCTTTAAAGCACAAGTGTTTACATAGTCATTTGAAAAATTACCAGTTGAACAACAGTTGTAAGCAGTTTTTACGTAATAATCTCTCAATAAAAATTGTGAAGATGGGTCTGATGAAGCGCTTGTTATCCAGTTTGAATTCAGTCCCGGCACTTTTGTTCTATTCAAACGTGCACAGCTTTTTGGAAGTAGCGTATACTTGTAGTAAATATAATATGCCATACACGCCATTATAAAAATTACCAACGTGCACCCGATAACATGGATCAGCGTGGTATTAGGAATTTCTGCAAGAGTTGTTTTAAGTTTAAAGACTGTATTCTGTAAATCATTTTTGATAGCATCTATATCCTGCATTTGTATACTTTACTTTTTAATCTAAATCTTATATTTTGTATATATAATTAATTAATACAATAATTATTTACTATTATCACAACAATATTTAAAATTAAAAATAATTAAAACTCTTTTTTTTAAATTTATATATAATTTGGATTTATTATTTAGAATCAATATTCTTATATATATAGTTTATATTGTGATACCAACCAAACACTATGGCAGGAGGTTTGTTAAATTTAGTAGCGTATGGAAACCAGAATGTTATATTGAATTCAAATCCTAAAAAAACATTTTTCAAAACAACATATGCAAAATACACAAATTTTGGATTACAAAAATTTAGAATTGATTTTGACGGTCAAAGAAACTTGCGAATGAATGAAGAGTCCAAGTTTACATTTTATATTCCGCGATATGCAGAGTTATTAATGGACACATATCTCGTTATTACGATGCCAAATATATGGAGTCCCGTTTTACCTCCTGTAAACTGTGGCGACTCATGGACTCCGTATGAGTTCAAGTGGATTGAAAATTTGGGAACACAAATGATTAAAGACATTACAATATCGGTTGGAGGACAAATACTTCAAAAACTAACAGGTAGTTATTTGCTTGCAATCGTTCAGCGCAACTTCAATGGAACCGAGCGTGATCTCTACAATCGAATGACAGGAAATCTACCCGAACTGAATAACCCAGCATTTTATTCCAGTAATAATGGAAATTATCCGAATGCATTTTATAACTATACAAACAACCCAGCAGGCGTCGAGCCATCTATACGATTTAGAAAACTTTATATTCCAATCAATGCTTGGTTTACGTTGAGCAGTAAAATGGCGTTTCCGCTGGTTGCGTTGCAGTACAACACGCTTCAAATCGATGTCACGCTTCGCCCTGTGAAAGAACTTTTTGTAATTCGTGACGTTTCTAATGTAAATAGTGGACAGAACACAACGCCATCTTATTTTCCAGAGTACACGACTCCGAATTATGTTCAACCCAATTTTTCTGATAACTTACAGCAATTTTATCGTTTTATTCAACCTCCTCCAAACGTTGAACTCAACTACACTTCAACTCGAAGCGATTGGAATGCAGACATTCATCTCATGTCAACATATTGTTTTCTCTCTGCTGACGAGTCTAAACAATTTGCATCCATGCCTCAACAATATCTCATCAAGTCTGTTTATGAATGGAATTATGAAAACGTTACAGGAAGTCGGCGCGTGTGGTTACAAAACACTCTCGGAATGGTAAGCAGTTGGATGTTTTATTTTCAAAGAAGCGACGCTTATTTGCGCAACGAATGGAGCAATTATACAAATTGGGCTTACAACTATAAACCGGTCGGATTGATTCCTGCGCCCACTAGTCTAGATTCCCCAAACTCATTGATGTGCGTATGGTCTCCTCCGGTGTGTGACAATCCGTCCATTGTTGGATGCTACGGTCCTGGATGGAATCCCGCGTTGAACGAACCTACCGGACTTTTTATCACACAAGCATTCAGTGTCGAAAACCAAAAAGATATATTGTTAAACTGTGGTATTTTATTAGATGGTAAATATAGAGAGAATGTGCTCGATGCAGGTATTTATAACTACATTGAAAAGTATACAAGCAGCCGCGGTTCTGCCCCTGATGGTCTTTATTGTTACAATTTTTGTCTTAACACTGAGCCATCAGATTTTCAACCATCGGGTGCAATAAATGCAAGCAAGTTTTCAACGATTGAACTTGAATTTACTACATTTTATCCACCACTCGACCCCAGCGCAAATTTTTTGACAATTTGTGACCCGGAAACTGATGTTCCAATTGGTGTGAACAAGCCGACGTGGAGAATTTATGATTACAATTATAACTTGACAGTGCTTGAAGAGAGATTTAATATGATTACGTTTGTGGGCGGAACTTGTGGACTCATGTATGCAAGATAAAAAACATATGGATGGGGAAGACCCTGCTTGGATTTCCTCAACTATTTTTATATTTTATAAAGGTAAAAGTATAAAAATAAATAATATAAATATTATTCATATTATATCACTATATCAATCGAGTATATCAATGACGGATTATCTTCATTCTGATTCTGGTTCTTCTTATTTAAGTGAGTTTATTTTGAGTAATAAAGAATATTTACGAAATAAAAAAAAACAAATCAATGTCATTAGATACACGGTCAAAATTTCAGGCGGAATGTTTACAGGTTTTACGAGAGAAATAGAAATCGATACGGGAATATTTGACTCCATGATTGATTCCAAAGAAGTATTCAAAACATTAAATAATTATATTTGCAATCACATGTATTTCAAATTACTATCTTTTTTAACTCGAGAAAAATTGAATACTCAGTTGTGTGAATTGAATGAGACGAAAGATAAAATGTCACTTGATGTATCAATCTGTACTGATAATGAGGAATTTATAAAAAGTAAAACACTGGTTATTTATGTAAAAAAATAATTTTTCTTTTTTGTTTATTTTTTTCTTTTTTTTTCTTTTTTTTTCTTTTTTTTTGTTGCGCGTGTGGTGTGCGTGTGCGTGTGTGTTGTATTTAGGTTGTATTTTGGGTGGGTTTGGGTTTAGTTGCGGCGGTTGTGTTGGTTTTGGTTTTGCAGTAGACCGGCAGTAATGTTTTCGTCTTGCATGACTTGGTGTGTAATGTCGGCGCCAAACACACGCTTTGAACCCATGCGTGTAACCTGCACGCGAGGGGGAGGAGGGGCGCGCTGTCGCTGAAATTCAATCGTGTCCAGAAATGCGGTAGCCCGACGAGCAAACATTTCAGAAGGTTCAATGACTCTCACATATTGTCGTGCAAATTCAAGGAAATCGTTGAGCGCCTCACGTTCTTCACGTGTAAACGGATGTGGATTGATATTCTCCATTTGCGCAAGAAGCCTCTGTTCAATATTGGCGGCGAGTTCGGCGGCGGTAACAGCAGTCATTGATAATATTTAACCGGAAACTAAGGAAAGCACTACATCTTATGTATATAATATTTAAGTTTTCAATTTATATTTTGAGCATTGAAAAAAAATGAAATAAAATTAAAAACTTTATTGAATTAAAAAAAAGTTTTTTATTTCTTTTTTTTTGTTTCTTTTTTATTTTATTTTTTTTAGTTTCTTTTTTATTTTATTTTTTTTAGTTTCTTTTTTATTTCTTTTTTTTTATTTCTTTTTTTCTTTTTTTTTCATCATGCGATTTTAGTTCCGCTTATACTCTCGGTTAATAAGCGGACTGTATGCTGCTACGGTCGTAGTCATGGAAGCGAAAGTTGTCTTCCATGTTCCAGTTTGACTCTGCCGTCGATGTTGTTGGTGTGCTGATGGGTTTCCAAGTGGAATCTGTGAATGTGTTGTAAAGGATTTGTGAAGAACAGTCAGGTTCACTGCCACCGCAACCGCAAATGCAGTTCTTATTCTGGTGGCCAACGGTAACCCGCGGTGGCGCATCAGGTGCAAATGGCGGAGGCGCAAATCTGTAAGACGAGATGGGACATGATGGAGGAGGAGGAGGAGTCACACAACTGTCTGTGGCGGCGGCGGTGGTGGCGGTTTCAAGTGTTGCTTCTGCACGAATCGATTGTTTTTTTTGCTTTTGAATGTACGGAAGAATGACCCAATAAGATGGGTCTGAATACACAATCCGCGCTTCACGTTGTGACTGAATTCGTTCGCGAAAATGCTTGGAAATGATGCCGTGAATCCAGAATTGAATGTGGACAACCGCAAAACAAAAGTTTGCATCTGGGTGCTCATATTCCGCAAAATCCACGCGCGAAACAACTGCAATTTGTTGAGATTCAAAAACGCGTTTGATGTACGCATCATGCATTTGGTTACGGTGAACTCTTGGAATATAAAGTGCAGATATCGAATAAGCGCTGTAATCAACGGCTGTTGATGCTGCTGATGCTGATGCTAACTTCGATTGAACGGCCATATTGGGATGGGAGCTGCAACGGTCTCTGATACGTAGAACACTGTAAAATATAAAACAAGTAAAAAAGTTTTCAATTTATATTTTTTTGAATGAAAAAATATAAAAAGTATGAAACAAATTTGATTTCGATTTGATTTATTTTTTTTTGAATTTGTTTTTTTTTTGAATTTGTTTTTTTTTTAAGTTTGTTTTTTTTAAGAACCACCTCTGAATAAGATTGGGTTGTAGTATGGAAGAAAGTCAAAACAGTTATTTCCACTCGCATCTTTTCTATAGGTGAATCCGTCAGCGCAACATCCGTACTGAGATGCATCACAACCATAACGCGCTCGGTTAAAATTAAACATTTGATTTGGAGTCATTTGTCCTGGTTTCATGAGTTCATTCATGTAATCGTCCATATCGTTGTCATAATAGTCGTAACCGCTGTTATTTCCTTGTCCTTGTCCTCTTGAATTTGGGTCAATCGTTCCTGGATTTTTCACAATACAATCTTTTCGATTCCAATTTACGCCCTTGGTGCACGGATATTCTTGGCATTTATCTGGAAATTTAAGTTTTCCATCTTTATCTCGTTCACAAACCTTATTACAGTTTAATTTTCCACACTTTTCAGTAGAATTACATCCAAACATAAATTTCACACCATTCTTATCAGTGTAGTCAACTCCACAGAATCCATCGTCTTCATTATAGTTTGGATTATGGGGGTCATTTGGATTGTACGGGTCAAATTCATTGAACTGGTCATTTGTTCCGGCCAGTGGTTGAGCATAACATTTGGCTTGAGAGCAGTCAGGTTTATCGCCACCGCTGCCGCCGCCGCCGCTGCCACCGCCCTTTCTTCTTCGAGAAGGAGAAGGAGAAGGAGGGGGGGTTGGTTTGGGCCCGGGTTCCGGGCAGTCGCCTTTCGTACATGTTACTTTTGGACATGCTAGACAATCTTTGTCATATTGACAATACTCTTTATTTTTTGTAATACCGCCGTCGTAACCACCAAATGCGCACACTGGCGGACAGAGAGACGTTGGTTTCAATGATGACGGAAAGTATGGATTAGTTAAGTTAACCTCGGTAAATTGAGGCGTGTTACCTTTAAGAACAATCTTATCCGTTTTGAATAAACTTTCTAATGGAGTTTTTATTGCATACTGCGATTTTTCAAGAACAAATAAAATAGTAACAGTGGTGTCGTGACTGTCGTTATTCAAGTTGAATTCCAGTTGATTCAAATATGGGTCTACTTTTTTTGTTCCAGGCTTTTCATACTCGGGGTCATGAAATTTGCATGTAAAATTTTTTGTGACTGGATTGTCAATGCCACTGCCTGAAATTAATGTTTGCATTTCATTTGCAAGGTCATTGCCCGTATAAAAATCAGGTTTAATCACAAGTGAAATCGGCGTCATATCAGGTTCGTTTTCGGAACCAATTTTAACATAAAAAGTATTATAACCGTCTTCTACATTGTATCTTATACAATTTCCATCAGTTTTACCTTTTGGCGGTCCCCAACATCCCGTTGGACATGTACCTGATTCAAACCCCTCTCTAAATCCGAACAAACTGTAATAAGACCCGTATAAAATAACAATAATGAGAATGCTAAACAATGCCCATTTTCCTAGTTTGACATCAAAATCTAGTTTCATAGTGATGATATATTATAGGTTATATTTATTTATTATTTATAGTATGGTGATATAAAAACTATAGATAATAAAATAAAAATAAATATATGAAAATGTAAATGTTTAAGGAAAAGCATAACTGTGCAAACTTTGCGTGTATGGATTCTTCCGAAATGCGTCTAAAATGTCGGGTTGGATGCGTGCACAGTTCACAGATTCTTGGTAGGATTGTGGATATTTTTCAACCTTGCCATATGTTTCAACGCCTGGCGGATTTGATATTCTAAAAACGGGGTTAGGTATCCACGGGTCACAGTTGTCATCGTGTCGTTTTGTGCATATATTTTCAGTCGGGTTAAATAAACTAATATTTCCACCCGGTGTAAAGCTCGTTGACATTTTATTTACATTATTGTGCTGGTTGTACTGTGCCTCATAAACGCCAACACCCTGGTTTGTCGCACCGCCGCTTGCACCAACGTATTGCACGCTCGTTGTGTCACGCTGGTTAAACGTGGGTTGTTGCGGATTCACTAAATAACCGCTGCCAGAAGTTTGCGCGTCCACGTTCAAGTGATTAAAACCAAGAAGTCCCTCGGTGGTTTCTTTGATGGTTGTGGGTGCTCGACTGGCGGGATTATAAACAACACCAGAGGAGCCAAACGCCGGTTTGACATCGCCATACAACCGAATATTTCCAATTGCATTTTCTTTTCGAGACGGTCGCAGAATATCCAGCACGGGCGCAACCACGGCGCGCAATGCGCCATAGATAATTCCACTCTCATGATTTTTTGTGGTTGTACGATTATTGGATAAAAGCTTGAATCCGTCGCGACCATGGTCGTTTTCGCCGGGCGCATGTTTTCCGCTGCTATGAGCATGCGAAATTGGGTGTGCGATAGATTCAGGTCTCTTTGCCGGTTCATAGTTTTCAGGCGCGTACGTGTTTGTTCCCAACACATTTGAATCCGGACCATAATATTCAGTACTTGTGCACACACGTGATTGCGGCTTGTAAACCTCTTTTGCGCGAGCGGTTTGTGCTTTTTCAAGACCGGTCGTGGTAAACCAGCGGTCCGATGTGTTCAAATAAAATTTATCCGGTAAATATTTTTCCACTTTACCATATGTGTCCGGAGTTGGCGCGTTCAAATTATTCCAGTTATAAGCTGGACCTTCATGCGTTTCAAGACCAAAAGTAATTTTTGGGTTATTCGTGGTGCGCAGTTGGTCAACATTCCGGTCGACCCATTTGTCGCGCGCTTCCATGCCAGAGTTGAACCCGTCGCTGCCTTTTGCCGTGTATCCCTGGTCCAACCCTGGACCCACATGAATTTCTTCCCACGGCTTGACATTTGCCATTTTGCTTCCAGGCATGACGCGTGACTGTAAAAAATCGCTAACACTGGGCATTCCATTTACATAATTGATGTCATTTTGCGGGGCAAATAGAGGGGCGCGTTCTTCCTTGCGTATTTTTTGTGAACCAGCGCCTGAAAACGTGTCAAGCACCGACTCGGTTGCATTTGCATCAACCGTTCGTCCTCTAATTTTTGCACCGAAGAACGGAACCATGTTATTGTGCTGGAAGTCATTCTGATTGATTGGTTCTCCGGTGAGAGAGAAAACAGTGTTCGGACTAGTAAAACCTGGATTTTTTACTGGGTTGGTATTTGGATTGTAAGAATTTCCAAACTGATTCGGATTTTGTAATACTCTTTTGCCTACAGTGTCGTTATAAAATTTATCAGTAACTGCATTCGGATGAGGATATGCATTTACATTTGAACCGGTGTCCGGCAACATGATTGGATAATTTGTCGTAGGAATATTTGTATTCGGAAGCACGTTTGGGTTATTTGCGCGATTGTTTGGATTATTGGAAGTGATAAATGACTCCTTAAAATTATCCTTTGCATTTTTTATTGAACCCGCATCATTTTTTTTATTCTGATTTGATACTAAATACATTCCTCCTAATGCAACGATTGGGATTGCGATTTCCATTTTTATTATATATTTTTATATTATATATTTATTTACTATATATATGTAATATAATTTTACTCTATTATTTTATTTCTTATTTCTATTTCAACTAAAAATAAATAAATAATTCCCATTTTTATTTTTCATAAATTATTTATTTATTTATTTTTTATGACCTTTGACATTATTATGTACTGTGTGCCATTATTATCATGATTCTTTATTAATTCTCTTTCACATACGTGTCATTTTTTACAAAGTTCAAATACTTTAAACATCTATATTTTGTTAATTCCACGTCATAATATTGTACCAATTCATCTCTTCGTTCAGCGGAATATTTTTCTAATTCACTATACGTTATTTTATTTTCATGGTCACTCGCGTCAGTTGCGTTTGTCTCTCTGTCACAACAGTGACAAAATAATGAAATGTTAAAGTTATTTTTATTTGGTTTAAATTCCATGACTTCTTCTAAATAATCTCCTAATTCATCGATATTATGAAAAATTGAATAAAAAACAGTGTGTGGATTTATTTTCTGTTTTCCAAGTACTCTGAAGTTACGATTTTGGTATCGAATGTAAAATGACCAGGTATTGTATTCTTCAACATGAAAAATAAGTCTCGGCATTGTTTTGGTTTGGTTTGGTTTGATTTGGTTTATTATTTATCGTAAATAAGTGAAAACGTTTTAATATCTTTTTTTTTACTATTTTTTTTACTATTTTTTTTTACTTTATCATAATCTCTCTTCTCTCTTTTATGATGAATTAAGAAAGGGTAAACATGGAATCTTTGTAATAAAATTATCTTTTTCTAAAATGCGTGTGCTAAGATTGTTTTGAAATGGAAAACACACATTTTCTTGAGGATTGAGTTGAGGATAGTACCAGTTGGTTTGTTCCAAGTCACGATATGTCCATGCGGGATGAGTAACGCGCGACTGTTCAACAAACGATGGCTGAGCAGACGGGTATGAGATTGGACTACTGTAAACAGCTCGTTTTAAATAATTGTTTTCAAGACAGTCTCTCGAGAGAGGTTGATTTAATCCCATCAAATTACTTTCTAAATTAATTGTGTTTGTTCTTAAATTCGCGCCCCATCCCTGAATTCGAATATACGGATCTTCAATATAATAAGGCTTATCCCCGTTACCCGGCATGTTCAACATGTATCGTCCAGGGTCTGTCGATTCTTGCAGCTGTTTGTGTATCCTACAAGGGTCATCGTGAAAACGAGTAAATGACATTCAATAACTTTGAAGTATTTGAAATATACTATTATTTATATTTATTTATATTATTATATTATTAATTATTATTAATTATTATTATTGTTATTATGAATATCATTAAATAATAATTTTTGAATATATTATATTTGAACACATATTAAATACATAATTAAAGTATACTTATAAGATGAACCACGAACGTGAGCAAAGAAACATACAAGTTAGAATAAATTCAGTTTGGGTGCCAGTTTCGCATGAAACCGAGGTTCAACTTCAGATGCAAAATTTGAAAATGGCGTACATCCAGTATAAAAATAAACCGACATATCATGCAGAGTTGCCACACTGTAATGAAGATGGTATAAAAATATATAGAGATGATAATAATCATTATAATCCGACGTATGCTTTAAACACTCGACAGCAACATGGATGCGTTCCGGTTCCGGTTCCGATTATAGATTTGAACGATGTAAAGATTTTTTTAACAGACCTTCCAAATGCAAACTGGGTAAAAGCAAGGGACTATCAAGCCTGGGCGTATCGTGACTTTGTGTATGATTCAAATCGTGCTTCAGTAAAATATTATGCTTCACAGCATTCGTCTCATTTATTTTTTCAAACGAGCAACTACAGAGAGGTTGTCACGATAGATGTGGATGGGCTACCTCCAAATATTGTATTTAAAATTTCAAGAAATGAAAATGGAAGTGTGTACTATGAAAGGAATGATCACAGAGCTACGCGAATCAGAATTTGTGATAGTGACTCTGCTCGGTCTGGATATTTGGGATTTTATCGGCGAATGACGGACATTGGTGATTTTATTGTGTCAACGCCGGCACCGGCACCGGCGCAGAATGACCCATATGGACCAAACTATCAAGACTTTGCATCGTTTTTGCATCAGCCACGCCCACAAGCCAACGCCAAGTTACCACTTCCGCCTGGTGTTCGAAACATTGAAACAAACAATGAAGAAGAACAATGCATATTATGTTTTAAACACAAGGCAAACTTGAAAATTAATCCGTGCGGGCATAAAATAATATGTCCCGAATGTTATAGAAAGTTGGAAAAAGCGGAATGTCCGATGTGCAGAGGACCAATTCAGTCGTTGACATGTAACGATATGTAATGAATAATATCACATAATATCACATGCGACGTTTTAACTTTTTAAATTCAACTTTAATTAACTTTTTTACTTTTTTGCATGTTTGTTGTATTTTTTTTTATTATTTCTTGTTTTCGAGAGATGTTTACTGCTTTTTTTTATTTTCATTTTCATTTGTTTTCGTTTTTTAGACCTGGTTCTAGAGCTTTTTCCGCCATGCATGGAATACATTTTTGTCACTGTTTTTTGTTCCGCAATTCTTTTTTGTTCCGCACACATGGTTTTCATTTCACTTTTAATTACCTCAACATTTTTAAACTCTTCTATTATTTTCATCAATATATCAATAGGTTCATTCAAATCACGATCATTGGGAATTTCAATATTACGACGAAATTCATTAAAAAGTGTCTCCGCTTGTGACATATTTTCCAATATAAATGTATTAATGTCATTTTCTACATTTACATCTTCACATCCTCTTTGTTGATATTTTTTACATAAATCAGTTATAATTTTCAGTATCGTTTTAAATTCGTTTAAAATTTTTACTATTTTCTCAAGAAGCTGTATTTTTTTAAGCGAAGGTGGCATTTTCACCTCCGTTTTGCTTAAGGCTTGTTCCTGAACAAATTTATTATAATCATCAAAAGTTTCCCGTCTGAATTGTATTAAAAACACATTTATATCCCGAATTTTGTTATCTAATATACTGATTTGTTCTTCTGAAAATTTACATATTGACGCTTGCGATAGTGTCGTTGACTGTCCTGCACCCATAATAATTTATTAAACCAAGTATTAAACCAAGTATAAATTATTATTATATTATATTTTATTTCTCATATTCATATTTTCTGGTATTTACTAAACTAATGGTAATAGTAAAATATTTATTATAAACTATAAAAAATAATATAAATACTGCAACTCATTATTTCATATGATTTGATATGAAATATCCATTTATTATTTTTTATAGATTCGATAAGTATGTTCATATAGATAATTATTTTTTTGAAAATAGTGAACGTTTAAACTGTAGCATTTTTATAACAGGAACAAATAAAACATTAAATAAATTGTATGATTCAAATTATCATTTATTAGTTACATATGGCGACACCTTTGATGAATACTATGAAAAAGTAACTGAAATAATACCGAAAAGAATGTTAGTTAGACACTTACACGTTGAAACAAATAAAATAACTAATATTGAAGAATTCAATAGAACAGTAAATTTATTTTATGTTTACATATCTTCAATTGATAGAGAACTTGTTAGACCTGTATTTTCATTGTTTACACCGTCATTCAATTCTTTTGAAAAAATATTAAGAGTGTATTCTAGTTTAAAAAATCAAACTCTTAAACACTGGGAGTGGATAATTATCGACGATTCTGTAGGTGATGACAATTTTGAGTTTTTAAAGAAAAAATTTTCAGATGATAGTAGGATAAGAATTTTCAAAAGATTTAAAAATAATGGCAGTATTGGTAGCATAAAAAATGAAACAATTGGGTTATGTCGTGGAAAGTATCTTTTAGAGATGGATCATGACGATGAACTATTACCATGGGTTCTAGAAGACTCTGCCAAATTATTTGAAAGTGATAATGAAATAGGTTTCATTTATACAGATTGTTCTTTTGCAAATGAAGATGGAAGTACTCATTTTTATGGGGATTTTCTTTGTAAAGGGTATGGTTCTTATTATTCACAAAAACATAACAACAAATGGGTACTAGTGTATAATACTCCAAACATTAACAATATTACACTTAGTCACCTAGTTTGTTGCCCAAATCATCCAAGAATTTGGAGACGTGATGTTTTATTAAGATTAGGAAGTTATTGTGAATACTTACCGGTGTGTGATGATTATGAAATTTTACTGAGAACATGTATTGAAACAAAGACGGCAAAAATTCATAAGTTAGGGTATATTCAATATATGAATAACAATAATAATAATTTTTCTTTAATCAGAAATTCTGAAATAAATAGAATTGGACCACATTATATTAGTCCATTTTATTATGAAAAATTTGACATTCATCAAAAAATGAAAGATATAGATGCATATGAGGATGAAAAATATATAGAAAATTGTTCAAAAATTTATGAAAGAGATATCAACAACTATGAACACAAATATTGTAATAAAGTAATAAATTTCGACTATGATAATCAATATTGCATCATTGGCATTGACAGTTTAGTTCGTCATATGGAGACAATAAAAGAGTTGTATAAAAATGTAAGAAATGATTTTTTAGTTTTAGAAAGTAAAAGTTCGCTTGGTTACTTACAGCAAAAACTTGACCATTATGGTTTTGAACGAATGAAGTGTTATTCGCTCATAGGTTCATCAAAACAGTCATTGATTAATTATTTTATGTTAATGTATAAATCTGTACAAAACTATGAAATCATTGATGTTGATATTTATTTTACAGATTTCAATTCGAAATACGATAATCGTTTTGAAATTATAAATAGTTTAACTAATAAAAATTCATCATATTTGGAAATAGGAGTAGAAAATGGATTTACGTTTAATAATGTTCATTTTGAAAATAAATTAGGCGTTGATCCTGACCCAAAAATGAATTTTAATTTAGATAAAATTATCAAATCTACGTCTGATGAATACTTTAAAAATAATAATAAAATATTTGACGTTATATTTATTGATGGTATGCATCAAGTGGAATATATATTAAATGATGTCAATAACTCAATCAAGTATTTACATGATAATGGTCTGCTATTTATAGATGATATACTGCCTTTCAATTATAACGAACAGTTAAAAATACCAATCAAACATTACTATGAAAATGGTATATTAAAATATGGCGAAGCATGGACTGGAGATGTATGGAAAATAATTTATTTTATTCTTCAAAATTTGAGTGAAAAGGTTAGTTTCAGCTATTACTCAAATATAAACTATAGAGGCGTCGCAGTATTTGAAATAAAGGAAAAATTTGAAATAGACAAAAATAATATTGAAATCATAAATAATTATGATTATTTTAAAGAGTTTAAACATTATATCCATTTGATAGATTCATTCAACACATTGTCAACACAACGCATCATGCAAAAGTAATTCAAAATGGTTGTTAGTTATTGACTGTGTGTCGGTGTGTCGTTAGATTGAAGTAGTTTGGTTTCAAAGAATTCAAGAGCATTTGATATTGCTTGATCCATGTTAAAGTATTTATAATTTGCCAATCTTCCTACGAAATAAACACGATTTTTTTCTTCTTCTTTTTCAGCGAGCTCTTTGTATTGACTGTATAAGCCTATATTTCTTGAATTTGGAACAGGATAGTATGGGTCACCTTTATCAGATGATGTTTCTACTACAATGACAGTGTCTTTTGACTGTTGATTTAAAAAATGCTTGTATTCCACAATTCTAGTGAATGGAACATTAACTTCGGGATAATTTACAACTGAAGTTGGCTGATAGTAATTCATATTTTTGAATTTTTTAATTTCAAAATTTAAACTTCTGTATTCTAATTTATCTAAATTTGCATCACCAAAGTATTCATCTATGGGTCCAGTAAAAATAATTCCATCAAAGATTGAGATATCATTCTTTTTTTTATAACTCTCATAGTCGCAATTAAGATGAACGCTGATATTTGGATGATTCAACATGTTATTTATAAATTTTGTATATCCGTCCTTAGGTAAACCTTGATACTTATGATCAAAATATCTGGTGTCAAATGAATTTCTTATCGGAATAGTTGCTAACACAGACTTGTCTAACTCATGCGGATATTTATTCCACTGCTTAAAAGTATAATTTGAAAACATTTTGTCATATAAAATATTTCCCACCCGAGACTTACACATTTCTTCGCTATTCGTAATTTTTTCATATTTTATTTGATTTAATTTTAACCATTCATCCATTTCATTACTATTTTGTATTGTCTCATTGCATAACACATTAACAGTAGTAATATTTACAGGAACGGGTACAAACTTATTTTCAACACAGGACAAAACGCAGTGTTCCCATCGAACCCACTCACTAAACGAATTGATATATTTCCAAATTTTTTCACTATTTGTCCTAAAAATATGAGCTCCATATTTACACATTAAAATTCCTGTTTCCTCATCAATATAGTCATAACAGTTTCCTCCGATGTGTTCACGTTTGTCTATAATTACCACTTTTTTATTCAAAACATTTGATATTCTTTCAGCTATTGTTACGCCGCTTAAACCACAACCTACTATTAAATACATAATACATATATACCATTTTATGTATTTAATTCCTTATTTTTCTTATTGCATTTGATTACATTAATATATTTATTACATAAATTCTAAATTTTTTAAAAGTCTTTCTCTATGGGCTTCAAACTCAGAATCATTTATAATTTCATCTATTAGTTTACGCCCTTCATATTTTTTATTTATATACGAACAGCATACCGCCAAGTTGTCATTGATATATTTTCCATAACTGTATTTATTTACAAACAACGAATATTTATTTTTAACCATGTCATAATTAAAACTTTTTGCTTTGATAAAATAATCATATGCGACAGGATGGTCGCCTTTATGAAAATAATAATTTCCAATAATCATATAAGGTTCAGATCTGTCGTTAAATATATTTACTGCCAGTTCAAACTGTTCTTTTATTTGTGTTTCATTATGATGCAATGCTATTCTACATTGCATTAGTCTTAAATGACTTTCAAAAACCTCTTCTACCCAGGTATTTTTTAACTTGGTGTATAAATTATACCATTTAAATGCACTTACATAATCTTTATAGTCAAAATAGCTTTGTCCTGTATAGAAAATAGAACGGTTTACTAATCCATACGGGTCTTCATACAGTGAATCAAAAAACTGTTTTTCTAATTTTTCAGCATCTTTCAAATACTTTTGTGGATCAAATGATCTGAATCCCCTCTCGTTTCCATCAACCCATACATTATCTGTGACAAAACATGATGAATATTTTACATTTTTATTGTCTAAACAAATAATAATATTATGTGCTACACCTACATATTTCCATTTCAACCTGTTATTATATAAACTACTAGCCAACCATTCAGAATTTCCTCGTTTGTATGTAAAAAAAAATGCATCACTATCCTGTTTTTTCAACATATTTCTATCAAAATTACCACACAACCAATCATCTGCGTCTAAATGTAAAACATAGTCAGTCAAATTGTACGCTCTCTCAAACATTAAAGATTTATTTACATCAAAGCCTTTCCATTCATCAATATAAAGTTCTCCAGGAATATTCTTCTCTGCAAAAAAATCTTGAATAATCTTGCACGTGTTATCCGTTGAACCTGTGTCACATATTACCCAGTAGTCAATATATTTATATACACTTTCTAATGTCTGTTTTATTACATGTTCTTCATTTTTACACATTGATATAAAACATAGGCTTGGATATTCACTATTTACAGTCACCTTTTGTTTTTTTTTTGTTTCATACAAATGGATTTTCTGTTTTATAGTTTCTTCCATAAAATGAAAGTCTGGATCTGTTTTTATACTATTCAATAATTCTAAACCCTCATCATATTTTGTTATTTCACAACATGCAATTCCCAAATCAAAATATAAATGTTTACCATATGCATTATGCTGAACTGATTTATATTTATTTTTTGCTTCATCATATGAAATATTGACTATTTTTTTTAAAACATCATATGTAACATCATATCTTTTTAATAAACTACAATAAATACTGAAATAATAATAGGGTTCTGCGCGATCTGGGCATAAAGTAAATGCAGAAGTATAATAACCTCTAATTATTTCAAAATTTTCATCTACTTGTGGTGTCAATAACCCAAGATTAACATACACTTCATAATAAATATCAACTAATTTTTCATCTGATTTGTCTTCATTTTTAAGGCATTCTAAAAATACAGAAATGGCTTCTTTTATTTTTTTTTGTTTTTTTAAAAGTAAACCTTTCGAATATAATGAAGTAACAGAAGTGTTATCCGTCATGTGAATGTTACTGTCATCTTCAAATGTGTATACATTTTCTAATACCTTAGTAGGTTCAATATTATTATTTTTTGATTGTCCCATTTGCATTTGGTTCATTTGTGTGTTACTTGAAAGAGTATCATTTACATTTGAACAAACAACAACATTTTTGTTAAAAGCAATTTCATTTGTTTCATTACTTTTATGATTAGTTATACTATCAGGTAAGGTAAAAACTACTTTTTCCATAGTGTAGTTAGAATGTATTTTAATTATTATTAATAAGATAAAATATCTTTTTATATGTTAATTTTACATGTTTTAATTGTTAATATATGTTATTTTTAATTATTATATGTTCAAAACATTTAAAAAAAAAAAATTATATAATAAAAATTAATAAAAAAAATGGAATTAATTGTAACTGAAATTACTACTTCAACAATTTGTTTGAACATGATTGTAAAAGATGAGTCGCATATTATAAAAGAAACACTAGACATGCTTTGTAAAAAAATCAATTTTTCATATTGGGTAATATGTGACACAGGTTCAACGGATAACACGCGCCAGATTATTCAAGATTTTTTTGAAGAGAAGAACATTCCTGGTGAGTTACATACTTGTAAGTGGATTAATTTTGCAGCGAATAGAACACTTGCATTGAAACTTGCCAAAGATAAAACCGATTTATTATTTATTTTTGATGCTGATGATGAAATTCATGGTGAACTTGTTATACCCAATAACGATAAATGTGACGGTTATTATTTGAGTTTTGGATCATCGGCTGGAATATCATATAAAAGAGTTTTGCTTATAAATAATCGTATAAATTGGAAATATGAATCAGTAATTCATGAATATATTACTTGTTTGGAACCTAAACATGTGTTGAAAGATTTACCTGGTAACTACTATGTTGTGTCTGGTAGGCGAGGAAGCAGAAACAAAGATCCAAACAAATACCTTAAAGATGCTGAAATACTAAGAGATGAGTATTATAAAGCGAAACAAAACAATGATCCACTTTATTTACGTTATGGATTTTATTGTGCAAATAGTTATAAAGATTATGGAAATTACAGTGAAGCAATAAATTGGTATAAAATTGTTTTGTCGAATGAAAATTGGCATCAGGAAAAATATATGTCCTGTTTACAAATATATAATTGCAGCAAAATACTTAATAACGAAGAAGACGGTATTTACTATCTTGTTGAAGCGTTCAAATATGACCCAAATAGGTTAGAGTGTGTTGGTTACTTGGTTCAATATTACTGCACGAGAAATGAATACAAGCTTGCATATTTATATTATAAATATGTTCAAAGTTATTATGAGAATATTTTTTTAAACGATTATAATTCAACCAACAAGTTGTTTGTTGAGAGTGATAAATCTAATTTTATACTTCCTTATTATATGATTATAGTTGCAGATAAGGTTAAAAGCGAGTTTACTGAAGCTACAACAACTATATATAAGATGTTTGAAATAATATTTATTAAAAAATATCCGATTATTAATTATTTTTTTACAGACAATTTGTTATATAATTTACAATTTTTTATTGAAAACTGTATGAAACAGTCAGAAAATTTTATCAATTTATTTCAAACTTATATTGACTATTTACAAGACGCCGGTTATGATGTATACAAGCATAACTTTATTTGCAGTTTTGAAAAATACGGTTTAGTACTAAAGAAAATTAAAAAATCTTTATTTTCAAATGAAGAATGTATGAAAAGTAATAAAATTTTATTTTATACTGGATATGCGAATTTACCATGGAATTACACATTCAGTGTTTCGAATGCACTTGGAGGTTCTGAGACAGCTGTAGCGAATCTCTCAAGATATTTTCCGAAGTATTATGAAATTTATGTTGCTGGACAAGTTCAAGAAGAGAGAGTTGACAATATAAGCTATATTAATTTAAATACGTTACAAAATATAGTAAAAACCACACCTTTTCACACAGTAATTGTATCTAGATACATTTCTTTTTATGAAATATTTCAAGAAGCATCATATTATCAGTCTTTTATTTGGGGTCACGATGTTCATTTAATAAATTATGGATGTGGTTTAGATTCAAACTCTATTCTCGGAAAATGGAAAAATAAAATTAATGGTTGCATTTGTCAAACAGAGTGGCATAAAAATTTGTTTTCGGAGAGATGCCCTGAAATTAATGATAAACTTTTTATAATAAATAATGGTATTTTAGTTGATAAATTCACTTGTAAACCCATGAAAAATGCAAATAGGTTTATTTATACATCATGCTCTGAGAGAGGATTAGACAGGGTTATTGAGCTCTGGCCAGAAATTACGGATTTGTTTCCTGATGCAGAATTGTATATTTGTTCATACAATCCATTTCCAAGCAATGAATTTGAGAGAACAACATTACAAAATAATATGAAAAAATACGAAAGTATTAAACACTTGGGTTGTTTGAATAAAGATGAATTGTATAAATTAATGTCAACTGCTGAGTATTGGTTTTATCCTACCAACTGGCCAGAAACCTCATGTATCACTGCGATGGAAATGTTGATGTCCGAAGTTATATGTGTGTACTATCCTATAGCCGGTTTAGTCGACACATTGGGAGATTTTGGAATAAAAGTTGACAAAGGAAACGAGATAAAAGTATTCGAAGAATTGACAAGTAAGAAAAAGAGTGAAATTAAAAAGAGAGGAAAAGAATACGCATTATCATGTAGCTGGGAAAATAGAGCAAAACTTTGGAATCAAATTATTTTTAAAAATGAAGATAATACCAAACACAATAAATGGCTTATTTATATTGAACCAAGTTTTATGAATAATATTCTTGACGATTATATTGATAGTTTAAAGAGTGAATTTAATATTGAAACTACAAGAGATATAAACTATGTATTAAAATCAAAATTTGATAAATTTTCATTTATATCAATACAACATTTACACAATCAAGAATACACTGTTGACCTATATAATAAACTTATGAATAAACATTGTGAAATTA